GGTTAAAGTCTAAAAAGATTGTCTGCTTAGTTCTTAGGGCTAATTGTTGGTAGATTGAGTGGGGTAAAAGATTTGCCTCATTTATGTAAAGGATATCTCTACCTGGACCTCTAACCTTGCCAGCATCCTCAGCACCAAAGAACTCAATGTAAGACCCATTAGGATAGTGGTAAACATTGTCAGTCTTATTAAATGCCTCATCTGAGTAGATTTGTGCATCCTCTAAGATTTGTAAAATATCCCTTCTTGCTCCTCTTTTTAAGTGAGGTAGAGAAGGGCTAACCACCGAAATCGTGACCTTTTCCTTTATCGGTATGTAAAGAGCTAAAAGCTGTGATATGGAATAAGTTTTGCCTGACCTTGTTGATCCCTGATTGGCAATCACTCGGTAGGACTTGGCTTTATAAGCCTCTAAATTCCATTCAAAGACCTTAGTATATCTAACCGTTACTTCCTTCATTGGCTGGCTTAAATGTGATATTTATGCCACCCTCAACCTTTATGTCTTGTTCTGCTTTTTCTTTCTGACCTAATCTTTGCTTGCCTAACCAAATAAGCATAGCACGGTCTTTATCTTTAATTGCTGCTTCATATTGGACTTTTCTTAGGATGCTATCTCCTGAGGCTTGCTTTTCTTGTTTAAATGCCACAAAATCCTTATCCAAATCCGACTTACATCGTTGATACAGAGTGTTTTCGTGCATTCCAAGTTTAGCGGCTATTTCAACCCCTGAGCAACCTGCCTCCAGGTATTCTCCTACAAGGTCCCAATCTATTGTGCTGAGTGATGACATTTATTTCTTTCGCTTAGGTAGTTTCTTACCTTTAGACTTTCTGTTCCATTCATCTACATTAACACCTTGCTTTTCAAGTTTCTTCTTGTTGATGTTAAAGTAGGCGGCTTGTGCTTTTGATTTGTAGGGCATTACTTCTTCTTTTTCTTCTTACCCATTTTCTTACATCCGCAACTCATTGCTTTCCCATTTTACCGCATTTCCAAAGGACCTTTCTTGACCAATAGTTTGCACTTAGTTTGGTGTCTGTTCCTTTGATGCCTCCTGATCTTTCACAGTAGGACTTTCTTCTTGTCTTAGACTTGTGCTGAGTAAAGTCTTTCATTGAGGAGTCTCCAAAGTGAATTATCTTTTCTACTCCATTCTCACAAGCCTTAACTACCTTCTTCTTTCCTTTAAGCCAGCTTTTCATTGGCTTATTACAGGGCATCTCAGACTTGGGGACTCTTTTTATCATAAATAAAAACCCTTAGCCAAACTAATGACTAAGGGCTGTATCTATTTCCTAACTTTACTAATCACTACCAAATATAATCAATTTTATCCATATTAGCAAAAATACTTATTCACAACTTAGGATTCCACTCAGTAAGTATTCTTACCATCTCTAACATTACCCCTTGACCTCCTTTTGTTTCTAATATATGAACACCATCTAACTCCTTTATCTCTTTTGAAGCATCTGATGGGCAGAAACAATATTTGGCTTTATTAAGCATAGGAATATCCCAGGCTGAGTCTCCTATTGCTATTTGGTAGTCAAAAGGTATGGACTCCTTGTTTCTAATATGGTGTATCTCTGCACCGGACCTTTTTAGGTAATAGTCTGATCCTGGCCAAGAGGAGGCTGTGACTATATGGACTTGAAAACCCATAGCCAAAAGTTCTTTTATTGCTCCTAAGTCTTTGTTATTGAATGACTTAATGATTTCCCCTTGATGGTTTACCCATATCTTGCCATCAGTAAGGACCCCATCTACATCTACACAGATTGTCATAAGTTACTTTTTTACTATCCAAATAAACCACCTTTTGTCTCCTATGGTCTTTTGTATGACCTTATAGGGGTCTTGTCCTATGGTTTCAATATAGCCATCACCTTTTTTAAGTCTTAGTAAGTAGTCTTTGCTGTCATCCCAAATCTCCTCTACAAAGATGTCATTTTGATGAAATCCTTGCCAATTTTCAAAGGTTGCCTCATTCTCAAAACCTTGAATAATTAAGTATCCTCCAGGTTTTACTGCTTTTAATAGGGCATTGTAGGCTTTATAAGGGTCTTGGGTATGGTCAATGGCATTGCTTATATGTACAATGTCATACTCATTTTTAAAAGGTAACTCCTCAGCAGGAAAGGCCATAGGAGGATGAACCTTGTGTCTATCATAATCAAAAATAAGCCTGTAAAGGTCTCCTAATGGGTCTACAGCCCTGACAATTACTAAGCCATTGAGAATAGAGACTACTCCTGATCCGACATCTAATACAGTTTCGTGTGGAACACTTTTGATAAAGTCTGCCACCTCTTGATGTAACTCAGGGGTTTGTATTTTCTTAACCCATCCATTTAGGAATCGGTCTGTCTTTACAAATTGTTGCCAAAAAGCAAGTTCGTGGTAAATTCCTTTGAGTTCTGTGTGTGTCATATATTTCAGTTGTCAAGTTATTCTTTACTACTTAGGCCATAGTTTAGTTGTCCAATCTTTCCCATATTTTTCAGTCATATGTCTTTGACTTATGGGTGTCCAATAGTTTCTTAGTTGACTCCTTATTGCTCTTATAGGATGTCCTTCTTTGTTTCTTAGATAAGTGTGTCCAATCTGTGTGCCATAGTGTACCCCTACTCTATACCCTTTTTCTTTTACTCTATAACACCAATCAAGGTCCATATAGTAATAAGCTAACATCTCATCTAAAGGGTTATCACTAAATACCTCAGCATTAACCATTGGGGCTGTCCATTCTACAAATGGTGTTTCTTTAGTGCCTTGAAAGTCTTTAATAGGCCATTGGAATCTATGATCTGATGATGACATTGTAGGATGTAAGGCCGCCCATTCACCTTTAGCCATTTCGTGTGCTAACTTATGCGGAACCTCCGGATCAAAAGTTATGTTACTAACAAACCACAGATAATCTGCTTTCCATAAAGGGTCCATAAGGATTGAATTGTAGGCTCTTGACATATTACCTACTCCATCCCTACTTACTACTTCAAATGGTAGGTCTGTATCTTCTACACACTTGACTGTCTGTTGAAAGTCAGGTTCATAGTATTCTAAAAGAACAATTAAGACTCTTGACATATTATTTGATTAATTTTTTGCATCCAATAATCCCAGGTGTGGGTCTTTACATATTCTCTGATTGCATCTGCCCTCTGATCTAATTGGTCACGATGAGTTAAAGCAAACATTGTAGCATCATACAGTTTATCCACCGAATAACCTACTTTGAATGAATTAGTCTCATTTAAGTCATCATCACCCTCAGTTATGGCTCTTATTGTTACTGTTCCCTTTGTGCCAGCCTCTAATGGAGCTGTGGACCTTGCATCATATTTAGTAGCCTTTAGTAAAAGTGTTGCTTCCTCATAAAGTCTATTCATTGTCTTTAGATCAGGCTTTAACACAAATTCATCAAATATTCTGTCCTTAGGTTCTTTTAATCCAAAACCTTTTATGATATATCCTCTTTCTTTTAAGACTTTGGCAACTTGTATGGCAAGTCTTTCTGTGTCTTTAGTATAATTAGTTGGCTCAGGTGATTCTAATAAGATTGTCCTATAGTCTTTAGGTTTATAGGATATTGGGAAGTCATTTAAGTTAATACCATTGCCTACATAATGAATGGGTCTTGTTCTGTGGAACTGATGTTGTAGAACTCTAATATTCCATTGGCTGATTGAGATGATTGGATGATGAGTCTTATATAGGGCTATAGCATTATTGAAAAACTTTGCATTAGTTGGGTTAAACAAATGCTCTAACATTTGTAGGAATACAAACTTCTTAGGCACATCTTTATCTAATAAAAAAGCACCGTGTGGACTTGTTACTATCAAGACATCTGACTTGGCTATAAGATTAGTAGTATTTACAATCTTACATTTAATCTCTTGCAAAGTACATCTTAATGCACCAGCTTGATTGTACAAGACAACCCTATGCCCAAAACCTTCTAAACGGTTTGCCCATTCATTTATAACCCTAATACCACCGTGTGGTGAGTTAATGTTTGGACTTTGGATAAATATTCTCATAGATGTCTTTAAAAAAGTAGATGATGCAAACCAAAGCATATAGAGTATAGGCTAATGTGCCATAAATTAAATAGTGCTTAATGTTCCAAATTAGTTTTCCCATTGTGATTTATTTGGATAAAGTTGATTGATAAATACCTTAAAGTCATTATTGACTGCATAGGAACCAATTGAAAAAAATAGTCTATTATAAGTCTTGCCTATCCATTCATTGACTGTATAAAATCTGTTAATTTTTAAATCCTCCATTCTTTCAAATGGGCCATCCTCATTTTTAGTGTAGGCTGATTTAATTACAAACTCTTGTTTCCACGGTAAGTGTATTAATTTGGCAAATCTGTGCTTGTTGTAGATGATAGGGGTGTGGATGTCTGTATAGTAATTATTCTTTCCAGGTAGGTTGTTGGTGTTGGTTATGGCTTTCTTGTAGAGTCCTGTGGCTTTATGGGCATAATAGTGGCAGTCTTGGTCATACCAAAACTTAAAGTCTTTAATGTGTAATGGCTTTAAAAGAAAGTGGTCATCATTCCAAAATATAAAGTCATCTGAGTCTATCCATTCTGATCCTGTGACTATCTTTTGAAAGATGCTAAAGTTCTTTCTGCCAGGCACATCCTCTAAGGCAATATGGTGGACATTACGGACCCATTTAGGCTTTTCACCCACCAAGACTACCTTTCCATCAAAACCCTCCAAATAAGCCTCTATTGACCTCAGAGCATATCTCAGCTCATTGTCCATCCAGCGGCTTCCGGTCCCCAAAGCTATTACTATATCCATTTGGCCTTAATTTGCTTAAAATGTGTTGTTTTACTGCATTTGTGAGACTACCAAACTGATTGATTATCATCTCTTTCTGCTCTAATGTAAGGTAAGCGGCTACCATATGCACTTTAAGATGTGCAGGTTTAGGCTTCCTTCCTGTTCTCTTATTTTCCATATTGCAAACATAAAGGCTAAAAAAATATATGAAAAATATTTTTGGTAATTGTGTATAAGTCCTATATTTGTGATGTCAACGATTTATAAAACGATTAAAACAAACAAAATGGAAACTTTACAAGCACTTAAAACACAACTTGAAAATCTTTACAATGAAATGCCACGCAATTTCTTTGAGCAATCCCAAAGAGATAAATCGGCTTTCTTAATTAGTAGGGAAATTGAACGCCTTGAAAATCCTAAATCTTACGAAGAAAACAAATCGCATTGGGAAGGACACGAAATTAGATTCTAAATAAACCAGAGGGGTGCGACTCTACAACGCACTTAATATTATGAAACCACAGATTAAACTCTTGATTGTACTCTTAGCAGTTGCCTACATTGTAGGCCTTTTACAAGATCAATTTTGTGCTTAACTTTTAAAACTAATCAAAATGAAAATTGAATTTTTCTCCGACTCAGACAGAGCATCAATCATTTCTAAACATCTTGATGTTCCCGTAGTTATTACTAACTCAGACAAAGGATGCAAAATCTCTTTTGAGATTGACCCTAACAACATCAACATTGTAGCAATGACTCTATTCCATTGTGGGTGTGAGTATGCTATTAATGAAGCAATCAAAGCATTTCCTAAGTCTTATCAACCCTCAGAATTTAAGTAGGTTTTTTTCTCATATGGCAAGCAATCACCCCCTTGTTTCTACTTGGGGGGCATTTTTAAAAACACCACTATGAAAACAACATATCCACCCAACCCACCCAAAGATTTCAATGAATGGATTAAGTATATTTATTCATTAATAAACACCACACAATGTCAGAGCTAATTCAGTACGATTTAAGTAAGCCTGCACAAACTTTGCAGCTTGCTGCCGAATTGCAACGGTTCGTAAAAGAGCAAAAGTTAACAGTTAACATCAAAGGGAAAAGCTATCCACTTGTGGAGTCTTGGCAGTTTGCAGGCTCACAGTTAGGTCTAATCCCTATTATTCAATCTGTCCAAAACATATCCTCTGACTCTGAGGTTAAATACTCAGCCACAGTAGAAGTTATTAGGATTGCTGATGGATCAGTTGTTAGTAGAGGTTTTGCCATTTGCTCTAATAAAGAGGGCAATAAAAGAACTTGGGATGAGTATGCAATTTGTTCAATGGCTCAGACAAGAGCTACCGGTAAAGCCTTTAGGAATATTTTAAGTTGGTTAATGAAAGCTGCAGGCTTTGAGGCTACTCCAGCAGAGGAGATGGACTTTAATAAGGAGCCTGATGGTCCTACAGAGGATGAAAGAAAGATACTAAGAGACTTAGTCTTTAGTTCCACATTAGATGATGCAGATAAAGAGATTGCCCTCACTACTATTGAGACTTGTACTGATTATAAAAGATATCAAGCTATTCAGTATAGATTAGAGGCTGTGCAGAAACCTCTTGACCAAATGGTCAATCCTTCACAAAAAGATATTTCCAAACACATCAAAAAGACAGTAAAATGAACCTAATCACCACCACCGATTTAAGCATTTTTGAGACCACTAAAGCTGAAAGGCAAGCTTTTGCACAAAGTGTCATAAAAGGGATAAAAGATGGTCATTCAGACCCTTTAAAGATACATTACCAGGTTAAATGTATGGAGGAGGTCATAAAGAATATTACAAGTGACCCTGACTACAAATCAATGACCTTAGATGAGGCTGCAAAGTATGGTAAGACCTTTGAGCATTTTAACGCAAGATTTGAGGTTAAGGAAATGGGTGTTAAATATGACTACTCAGTTTGTAATGATCCTACCTATAACAAACTAAAAGCCCAACTTACAGTAATAGAAGATGAGTTAAAAGCAAGGGAAAAGTATTTAAAGGCTATCCCTGCCCAGGGTGTTCAAACTTTATTAGAGGATGAGGTAGTTACCTTATACCCACCAGCAAAGAGTTCAACCACATCAATCACAGTAAATTTAAAGTAAAATGACAAAATTCCCACAAGGTGTTAGGGTATTTGCACCTAAAGAAAATGCCCCTTCTTTTGTTAAAGGCCAACTAATAATTAACCCTAAAGAGTTATTTGAGTGGCTAAAAGCTAACCCTGAGGTTATGACTGACTATAAGGATCAAAAACAATTAAAGTTAGCCATTACAGAAAGAAAAGATGGCAAAGGCTGGAATACTATTGTGGACACTTATAAACCTAAAGATGACAACAACGGACTTGGAGACCTCCCTTTCTAAGATGCAAGCCTATTTAGAGACCCCTGCTGGACTTGAACCACAGGACTTATTAGATAGGATTGAATACTTAAACATCTTAATTGCTAAGTCAGGTCAGTTACTTGCTCAGGCTAAGTTTATCCAAGATGACATAGTTAATAAAGGACTCTTACAAGCTATGGAACAAGAGTTGGATAGAAAATTATCCCCAAGTTTAGTAAATAAGTTTGTAGGTAGTGGTGCTAAAAATATTAACTACTTAGTCAATTGGGCAGATAGAATCAATGCCTCTGCTACTCACCAATTAGAGGGAATTAGAACCATAATATCTTACAAGAAAGCAGAATTAAATCTATGAGCAAGAGTCTAACCTTACCCAAACTATTGGCTAAAGCACAAAAGGTCTTTAATGCCTGGATAAGAGAAAGAGACTCAAAACAGGGTTATTTTACTTGCATCTCTTGTTTTAGGACTCTACCTGTGGATCAGATGAATGCTGGCCACTATGTGCCGGTAAAGGGAGGCTCTGCTTTAAGGTTTAATGAATACAATGTCAATGGGGAATGTATAAGATGCAATGGTTTTGATGAGTTCCACTTAATTGGTTATAGGAAAAACTTAATTAAGAAAATAGGTATTAAGAAAGTTGAGCAATTAGAGAAAATGAGAAATGATATCCATAAGTGGGATAGGGCTGACCTAAATTATATCATTAAAACTTACTCATTAAATTCTAAAACTAATGGAACTAATAACCACTTACCGTTTTAAATGGGGCAATCAATATATAGGGATTGTCTCTAAAAAAGACCCTATCATTAGGACTACTTTATTCCCACAGCACGCCATACACCATTTGGAGGAGGACTTTGAATGGGTATGCGATAAGTTAGAAAGACACGGATTTGACTACACATTTGAAAAATTAACCCACCTCTACTCACCACTAAAAAATGAAAGATGACACAGACACAAAAGATTTATGAATACCTAAAGACAGGTAAAAGACTCACAGCCATTCAAGCTCTTAAAATGTTTGGTTGTTTTAGATTAGCCGCCAGGATAGCTGATTTAAGGAATCAAGGTCATACTATTTGGACTGATTATGTCACAATAAAAAACAAAACTTTTGCAGCTTATAAACTATCCAAATGAGACACGGATCACTCTTTAGTGGGATAGGAGGTTTTGACTTAGCGGCTGAGTGGATGGGATGGAAAAATGTGTTTCATTGTGAATGGAATGAGTTTGGTCAAAAAGTCCTTAAATACTATTGGCCTAATGCAGAATCTTTTACTGACATCACCAAAACAGACTTTACAAAATATGAAGGAACAATTGACCTTATTTCAGGAGGATTTCCTTGCCAACCATACTCCCAAGCAGGAAAGCGACTTGGCAAAGAAGATGACCGTCACCTCTGGCCGGAAATGCTTAGAGCAATTAGAGAGGTTAAACCAAGTTGGGTTGTGGGCGAAAATGTTTACGGGCTTGTTAATTGGAATGGAGGGTTGGTATTCCACGAAGTGCAATCTGACTTGGAAGCTGAAGGGTACGAAGTATGGCCGTTTCTATTGCCAGCTGTTTCCGTCAACGCACCCCACCGAAGGGACAGAATTTGGTTTGTTGCCTACTGTAACAGCAATGGATTCAACCAATGCAACAGCAACAATGAAGTCAACACAAGTGAAGGAAGGCTCAATGCATTCAGTAACATTAACAAGAGCAATGACAATGGGAATGCTACCGACACCAATGGCATCAGATGCAACAACAGGATCAATAATAGGAAAGAACGATATTTATCGGGAGACATCGGGATTACCAAGAAAAGTAAATCAGAACGGAAAGGATGGGAGTGTAGGATTGGCGAGATTAATAAAACTGACAAAGGGGAGGATGGGAGATGTACCAAGTTACATTCAAGATACAATGAAAATAGGGGATGGGAAACCTTCCCAACTGTCTCCCCAATTTGTATTGGAGATGATGGGCTTTCCAACAGATTGGACTCTATTACCTTTCCTAAATGGAGAAACGAATCAATCAAAGCAGGAGGAAATGCCATAGTACCACAAGTAGTTTATCAAATATTTAAAGCCATAGAACAATATGAACACCAAAGACCAAGCAATACAACTAATAAATAAGACTTGTGAGTTTTATAATATATCTATTGAAAGACTACAAAAGGGCAAAAGGAAAAATCATTGTAAAGTCATAAAAGACTTAAATGGTAAAAAGGTAAGACTATCAGAGATTAGAATGGCTTTGTCTTACTTTATATATAAATACTGCCCATTAAAGTTAGTAGAAGTTGCACCATTAGTCGGCTACTCTGATCACTCTACAATGTCTATTTATAGGCATAAAATAGAATATTACATAAATACTGAGGACCCACAATTTTACCCATATTATTTAAAAGTCATTGACATAGCATCTGAATTAGGCATTACTATGAAATATGAAAGAATATTGTCTTACACAGATATCCTATTCAAAGACCATACAGGAAAAATAATTTTGGCAGATTGATTTTTTTTCCTTATATTTGTTATAACAAAGAGGCTACCACTTTAATGTGCTTTGTTTGAAAGAATTACTAACCTGTTGGGGGGAGGCTGTAGCCGCCAAACCTCAGCAGGTTTTTTATTTTAGGTTTTTGCCCAAGTTTTACCCTGTCTGTGAGGGCAGACAAATAATAACTTGACAGCTCATTTGGATATGTTACGCACAAAGTGAGAGCAATGTCCTACTCCTGACAACTCTTGACGGTGAAGTTCAATGACTTGCGTGATAACCTGCCCACGGATGCAGAGGAAAAAATGGGTGCTGTGTGAAAGAGAAACCCTAAAAGGTTAAACAAAAAAGTTTTTTATATTTCTCTTTAATCTAATGAATATTTGGTTAAAATTCTCAACCAAAGACTTCACCGGATATAGAGGAGCTATGCAAAGTATAAACTATGAAAAGTATTGAAATGAGAGCTGCAGACTTTAAGAGAGAATTAGAACCATACTCCTTTAGTCCTCAGATGAAACAAGAGTTCTATGATTATTGGACAGAACCCAATAAGTCTAACACTAAGATGAGATATGAACAAGAGAAAACCTGGGACTTAAGTAGGAGGCTTAACAGATGGGCAATGAACAATAAAGAAAGACATAACCTACAAAAGACTGAGACAGGCTATAGAGAGCCTAAATTGATTAAAGAACCTACTACAGAGTTAGAAAAGTTAGACCACCTCTTAAAGCAATATCAGTCTAAATTTGACTCAGTACCTTTTATGGATATGGGTAAATGGTATGACTTTATGAAGTCTAATAACCTACTAAGAATCTTTACTAAAGAGGATATTCAGTTACTAAGAGATGCTTATGGGGAGGACAATTATAAGTGCAGGTGTGGGTGTGTAATGCTAACCTTTGACTTTATGACTAATATAGGCAAAGACTTTACTTGGTTAAATCAAATGCAAATCAGATGTTAATAGTAGCTTTTATTGGAGGAGCAGTTTGGGGATATGTTATTTGTTATGTAAAACAGTGGTTAGATGACAAAGAGTAGAGCCTTATATTATGAGGTCATTAGCTTACACATAAGGATAGCCAAAGAGTCTTATGACAACTTTGCTCTAATTCTTAAAATGAGCCTATATAATTACCCTATAAAGGAGTCTTTGCAAGTAATCTACAATGACTTCCTACCAATAGAAACACTGCCTAAAGAGGAAAAGAAAGCCTTTTGGGATGAGGTTAACAAACTCTTTCCTAATAAGAGCAAAGAGGATAAAATTCAGCTCTGTAAGAATATGTATGTGATAGGGAATTTATTTTAACTCTACCAACCTAAAACCCATTTGCCACAAGAATCGGGCAGTCTTAGATGATTCTTTTCTGACTTTAGTTTCTGACCAATCAGGATGCTTTAAATGAAAATGCTCGTGTAATAAGTAGAGTAAGTATCTATAACCTGAAAGGGATGGATCAATGCTAATCTTATTCTGAGTAGTCCAGGCAAGCCCCCAAGCTCCCTCCCTTCCTAATTTTCTATGTTCAACCTTGTGAGGATTTGTTATTTTCGGAGGCATATAGATTGGCTTCGTATATTTCCCAAAGGGCTTGATAAGTGATTTTAAGAGCCATCAGCCTAATCTGTCTAACCATCTCAGCCTGATTAGACTCCATTATAATAGGGTCCAAATCCTCTATAACCCCCATAGCTTGTAAGGCGGCTTGAATGTCCTCGTGAGGACTTAGTTGGAAGCTATCTAATAGTCCGTCTTGATCCTCGGCAATCCCTTTTTCTTGGTCCATTCTCTTACATCTTTTTCCACCTCTTGTCTTGACTCAGCTCTATATATTTCACAAAGTGGCTCTAATATGTTTAGTCTCTCTATGACAGGCAATTCCTTTAGTAACTCTACTAACTTCTTTTTCACGATGGGTGTGTTTTTATGACTCATAAGATTTGACCTTTCCAAATTCTTTTATTACGGACCTCAAACTCTTTGGAACCGTGTAAATCTACCATACAGAATCCGTGATTCCAAGAATTTATAGGCATATATTGAGGATGGAGTTCTGATAAACATCCTACAGACCAAGTTGTTACTATCTTACCTTCTATGTTCTGTTCTGTATGCTCACTACTTCTATGATGGTGGCCACAGATAGTATTAGCCTTAGCCCTTAAATAAAGCCCTCTTGCTATGTTTACTGGACTTATAATAGAGGAGGCAAATTCGTGACCGTGGACTATATTTAGGTCATTAGCTTTTATTATCCTTTTATCGGTAATAAATTTAATACCTGTGACTCTTTTCTTAATTAGGTTCTCCAACTCAAAGTCCTCTACACCATTTAGCTCACCTAACTTCTGCCATAAGTAGTGCTGGTATCTTTCATCGTGGTTACCGAACTTAAAGTATATTTGACAGTCTAAAGTCTTTTGAATAACCTCTATAACCTGGCAACCAATAGATAGTTCTGTAGCAAAGTCTTTCTTTCTTGGGTCTCTTAGAAATCTACTTAAACCGTGAAAGTCAAAAAGGTCACCTCCTAATATAACAGCATCAGGTTTCTCCTTTTTAGCATAGTCTAAAGTAGATGTTAAAGCAGTTATAGAGTGATAAGGGGCGTGGATATCAAATAAGCCTAATATCCTTTTAGCTTTAATTACATAAGGCTCAAAGGTTGACTCATCTGACTCAGGGAGTTTATAAGGATTTAAAGGTCTTGGACCTTGCTTGTGGGTTTTGATTGTACCTTCATTACCACATTGCCCTTGTATGGCTCTGATTTGTGTACGGATTGATTCTACTGAGGTAAACAATTCTTTGTTCTCAGCATAGATAATCCTTGCCAATTTTAAATTAGGGAAGTCAGGATACCGATCACGATACTCCCGAACAACGGAGATTTTGGTCATATTTAGCTTTTAATGAGCTTTCTTAATCTCAAAGCCAGCGACCTGAACCTTTAGTGAGTCCTTTACTACTTTACCATCCGTGTAAACTTTTTGCACGGTGCAGGCTGATAAATTGCACAATAAAATTAATAGTAAAAGTCTCATAGAAAAATTATTTTAAGAATAAATTAGATTCTGCTTGTCTGCGATTGGTAAGGCCTTTGACTTCCTTACCACCTGCTTTGTTCCATCTTAGGAACTGCTTGGCAACTTCCTCTTTAGAAGCCCCAGCATTTAGTAATCTCAAAAGGGTTGACCTCTTAAAAGCCCCAAAGCCTATGTTGTAGGCTAAGGATGTGATAGCTGTAAGTTGATTGTCGGTTAGGGGAACAGTTATGATCTTTTTCAGTTTGGCCTGTAACTGATCCACCTCTATTTTAAGCCATCTATCGGCTGTCTCTTGGGTAATTTCATCCCCTTCTTTAATGGGGTTGCCGGTGTCTAAGTTAAAAATATTCCCAAAACCTATGGTCCAAATCCCTACTGAATCTTTGTATGCTTTTAACTTTAACCCTTCAAATTGTTGTATGGTGTTAAGTGCCATTTGATAAACTTAATTACAGGTTTTCTAATGGTAAACCCTAAAATAGCAGAAAGGACTAAAATAAGCCAATTTAAGCGGCTTTTAGCCTTAGCCTTATAATCTGCCAACTCAGAGATTAAAGTGCCTCTATTAGCCTCTAATTGGCTCACACGGGTACTTAAAGACTCTACCTTAGCCCTATCCTCTACCTTAACCACCTTAGTAAGTGTTTTTGTCTTAATAATCTCTAAGGGTTTATACTCAATTTGGTAAAGAGTGTCATTGACTCTTAGGGTATCAAAAATATACTCCCCACTTAAAAAAGTGTCAATTTTGACTAAAGTATCCTTGATGTAAGTAGTATCCTTAATTGGAAACCTCTCTGAACAGATAGCAGGAAGCCGGCCAGCCTCAGCCAACCGAGCCTCTGCCTTAGATAGCTGCTTACCAGGATTGCAGCCAATGGTCACCAAAAGCAATGAAATGGTGACAAAATTTAATAAAATTCGGTCAGTATGATGACAAAATCTCATAAAATTTGGTCAGTCCTTTTTAAGGATTTCCCCTTGACTATTAGTCAAAAGATTCTTTAAAAGATAAGAAAGTCCTGCTGTAAGTCCTACAATGCCAGCACTCTTTAACTCTGCTAAGGTTGGTAAAACCCCTGAGTCTAAAGTAGTGACAATCCCTGTAAGGGCAGCACTAAGGAAAGCAACAATAAAACCCTTTAAAAGGTCTTGGCTGTTTAAGTTCAAAAAGTTACTCATTTGTCTTGTTTTTTAGATAAATTGATTGAAAGTTCTGTCAACTGCTCAGAGATATGATCCAACTTCTTAAATAGAATAGTGTCCTTATCCTCGGCACTTGTTAGCCTTTCTTGGATGCGAGCTATCTTAACTTCGCTATCATTCCAAATTTTGATAATAGCACCAGCAAGGACCAATCCCTGACCGATGACAAACATCTCCCAATTCATTACTTTTTGTTTTGTTCTGTTACTTGTTGAGCAATTTTAGCCCTAATCCCT